GAAGAATTTAACGTAACATTCGCATACCAGTACTATCTACCATCTGGTATTCCTACTCTTTAATTTTGAAGGAACATAATGTGGGGAGGCTCGCCCTCCCTATTTTGATTTTGATATTATGAGGAAAAATACATGGCAGGAATAAAATTATTTGGTTTTAGAATTGTCCGCGATGAAGACGGAGAAGAACTATTACCATCGCCAGTCACACCGCAACTCGAAGACGGTGCGATTAACGTTCAGACTGGCGCACACTACGGCATTTATGTCGACCTAGACGGTTCTTATAGAACTGAAATCGATTTAATCACCAAATATCGTACAATGGCAATGCAACCAGAAATGGAAACAGCCATTGAAGATATCGTCAATGAAGCAATCGTTCATGATAATCGTGGACATATTGTAAAAATAGATCTTGACGAATTAGACCAACCAGACAGTATTAAGAAAATGATTAGAGCCGAATTCAAAGAGGTTGTAAAACTTCTAGATTTCGGCTCATTCGCATCAGACATTTTCCGTCGTTGGTATGTTGATGGACGTTTATACTATCACGTTGTAATTGACCCAGAAAATACACGTGCTGGTATCAAACAATTAATTTACATCGACCCAAGACGTATTCGTAAAATCCGTAACATTACAAAGAAAAAAGAAAACGGTACAGAAGTTATTGATAGAATTGAAACATTCTATTTGTACAACGAGAAATTAACTAATAACAATGTACAGTCGCCACAATTACTGGGAAGCTATGCTGGAGGCGTTAAATTAAGCGAGGACTCGGTTGTCCACTTAACATCAGGACTATTTGATCCAGCAAAATCGACGGTGCTTTCATATCTACATAAAGCTATCCGTCCAATGAACCAGTTGCGCTTCGTTGAAGATGCAACGGTTATCTATCGTGTATCCCGTGCACCAGAACGTCGCGTATTCTACGTCGACGTAGGCAATATGCCAAGAAACAAACAAGAGCAATACTTAAAAGATATTATGACAAAATATCGCAATAAGCTCACGTATGATGCTGGCACAGGTGAAATCCGCGATGATCGTAAGCATATGTCCATGCTTGAGGACTTCTGGATGCCACGTCGTGGCGAAGGCAAGTCCACCGAAATTACAACTCTTCCAGCAGGTCAAAACCTTGGCCAGATGGATGACGTTCTTTACTTTGAAAAGAAACTCTACAGAGCATTAAACGTTCCTGTTTCAAGACTTGAATCTCAACAAGGATTTTCATTAGGTCGTTCTAATGAAATCACTCGTGACGAATTAAAGTTTGACAAGTTCGTTGATAAACTTCGCTCACGTTTCTCTACAATTTTTGACGAATTACTTGCTCGTCAATTAGCTCTTAAGGGTATTTGTACTTTAGACGAATGGAACAACTTTAAACAGTCCATTCGTTATGACTTCATTAAGGACAATAACTTTACAGAACTTAAAGAAGCAGAGCTATTACAAAATCGTCTAAACATGCTTGCAACTGTACAGCCATATATTGGCCAGTTCTATTCTCGTCGCTGGGTTCAAGAGAATGTTCTTCAATTCGATGAAAGCGAAATTGAAAAAATGAAAGAAGAAATGGATGAAGAAGCTGAAGAAATGGAACAACAACAAATGCAGCAGCAGCCTGATGGTGGCGCTCCAGAACAAGGAGATGGCGGCTCTGAAGATAGTTCTCAAGATGGCGATGATATAAATAAAAAAGTATCTGCATTATTCAAAGATACACAAGAAACAGGAACATAAAATGTCGAATTTAGTTGTTTTTGCCGAAGAAAAGAACGCAGCAGCTTTCAAAGATCTGTTTGAACAAACAGTCGCTGAGAAGGTTATGGCTGCTCTTGCTGAAAGAAAAAAGCATGTAGCTGAAAAACTATCTGCAGAAATCAGCAAACAAATTCACCACAACCCAGCAGCTGACAATAAGTCAGATCTTCAAAAAGACGTAAGAGGTCTTCTTACAATTGATGCTTCAAAGAAAGCAAGTCATAAGGGTGGATTTACTGCTGAAGGTGCAAGAACAGACGTTGAAGGTTTAAATCCTGACGAATTAAACAAAGGTCCAGGAATGGGTGGCGGGTTTACAAATGAAAAGCCATTGGCAAAAATTTGGCTAAAGCCACATATTCCTGCTGGTCAATCAAAACTTCCATTTACAAAAGAAACTGCAAAGGGCAAATAAGATGGCAACTAAATTTATCGACTTTATTCAACAGCAAGATGCCGTAGCATTCAAAGAATCATTTGAAGCAGCAGTATCAGAAAAAGTATTCAATGTATTAGAAGCAAAGAAACAAGAAATTGCTCAAAGCTTCTTTACTGAAAAGAAACACGTTTGCCCAGAATGCGGTAAAGCGAAATGCATGTGCGAATCTGAATCATCAGAAAGAATGGGTGACCCATTAGCACATAGCGAATTAGCACATCATGTTGCTAACGCATCAGCAACTGCAGCTGCTGCTGAACACCACAAAATTAATTTCCATGCTCATATTAATAAGCATACAGAAGCTATGGCTCATGGTGATCATCATGCTGCTCACCACCATATGGAAAAAGCAAAAATGCACGCTAAGGCTCATCATGAATTAACAGGTCATCCTATTCATGAAGAAGTGGCGGAAAGCTATAGTGTGGCGGAGGCTAGAGCATTTAGTTACGGAGCAGCTGACAAGTTAGCCAATAAGATCGATGATGCAGAGTCAAGCGCACACGCTAAGAGCATTATTTCTAAAGCACCAACTATACATTTACAATATTTGCACCATTTTAATATGGGATTATCTGGTGGTGGCGAAATTCACAAATATATACCACATATTAAAGCTGAATTAGCTAAGCGTAACTCTTTATTGTCGAGAGAAAAATCTTCAAAACGTTTTGACGAATCAATTGAAGAAGACGCAAAAGGTTATAAGCAAGTTGGTGGTTTCACAGGAATGGGAACACCAAAAGCTGGTAAGAAATCATGGCATTATCCAGCTCCTGCAAAACATGTAGGTGATATACATTCTAAAGAACATCCAGCTCCAGGTGATTCAAAAGGTATGCAAATTCATAGCAAAATGAATCCGCACCACGATGATCATGGTAAGCATCATGGTAAGCATCACGGTGTAGAAGGTGTTGGTTCAAAAGAACATCCACACCACAAAGCATTAAATGAATTTGGTTCACCAAAACATGTTGAAGCGCAACATCTAAAGCCAAATGAAGTTGTAAGATCAGTGTTCCCAAATACCTTTGGAGATACAACAGATGATACAATTGAGCGTCATCGTGATGTTGCAAAACACCATAACAGCGGTTATTCATCATCACCATCTCAACGTGAACGCATGAAGTATATTGTTGGTAGAAAAACAGAAGTACCACCAAGCTACATTTACCACAAAGAAGAATATGAAAAGAAACATGGTAAATTACACCATAAAATGACAAAGAAAATGATGAAACTTGCTCATAAGCACAGCAAGAAACATCATGAGGAAGAAGAATAAGTTGAGTCATGAAAACTCTAAGCGAAATAAAAGGAACACTGAAAAAGGTTAAATCGAAGCTGCCAGACCCTCCGATGGTTGTGTTGTTGAAGCGCAAGGCTATTAGAAATTTTCCTAATGGCCAAAGAGTCGCTCTCTACCACAATGACCTACTTAACCTTGATGTAAGTGTTCCATATTTTCCTCATGAGTTTGGCTCTGAAAAATTAGGATTTGGTAAGGTTCATGAAGACCAAACCATATGGAAAAAGTTGGGATCTATTGCTAAAGGTAAACCTGGAGACGTAATGTTTCCAAATGGTGCAGTGATGAAGAACGTTCAACCTGTAACAGCAGCTTCAATTAAAAAGCTGAGAGACATGATAAATACTTACAATAAGCATAGATTAGCAGCAAAAGTTAATGCTTCGCCTGCTGATTTTAACGATGTTGTTAAATTCATTAGAGCGAACGAAATTTAAGGAATAGTAATATGGCAGCAAATGCACCAGAAGTTCAAATTTTAAGCGACGAAGGCACAACAACTCGTGTCAAAATCCACGGATACTATAATGCATCAGCAACAGCTAACAGCAATACAGTAGTTGTTACTGCAAATGCATTATCATTCGCCAACACTTCACAAACTTGCTTATTCAGTATTGCTAAAATGCAATTTGCATCAGATATGACCAATGGATTTGTTGCTTTACAATGGATTGGAGCATCAAGCAATACAGGTATCGTGTCATTTGGTGGCGGTCAAGCAGGTATATTTGATTATTACATTCCAAACAATGCAACAAGTCCAACAGGCGATCTCAATTTAGCAACATATAATGCCACAGGAAATGACGTTTACACAATTATTTTAACATTGAATAAAGAATCTGGTTATGCTAATGCGTACTTACAATATGACGTAACAGGACAACGTGTTCCTTAATGCGATGTTTACTTTTAAAGAGTTTATATCAGAAGGAAACATAAGTAGAGTCGGAAGAGTTGAAATTATAAATGCAAGAATCCGAAAGGGTAAACTGCAAAGAAGAAAATATATTTCAAATGTGAAAGGTTGGAGATATGATAAACATGGTCATTTAGTTAGAATGACAAATGTTGAAAGATTACATAGAAAACTCGGCGCTATGCAGGCTAAAAGAAAAAGAAGAGCTGAAATGGCGCAGATAATTAGAAGAAGAAAAATTGCTTTAACAAAGAAAAGAGCATTAGGATACAAAGAATGAAATTAATCAGAGAAACAGTAGAAGAAGTAAAGTATTTGACCGAAGATGTAAATGGTCAACCTTCACTTCATATCGAAGGTCCATTTTTGGTTGCTGAAAAGAAAAACAAAAATGGTCGTGTATATCCTAAGCATGTTTTAAGAAAAGAAGTTGCTCGTTATATGGATGAATTTGTATCCAAGAAAAGAGCATTCGGCGAATTAGGACATCCAGAAACACCAACAATTAACCTTGATCGCGTCAGCCATATGATTGTGAATCTAAGAGAAGAAAGCGATTGCTGGATCGGTAAAGCAAAAATTTTAGAAACACCAATGGGAAAGATTGCAGAAAACCTTATGAAAGGTGGTGCACAACTTGGTGTTTCTTCACGAGGCATGGGCTCATTAAAGAACATTGATGGTACAAACTATGTTCAGCCCGACTATTATCTTGCCACAGCGGCAGATATTGTAGCTGATCCTTCAGCTCCAGGCGCATTTGTACAAGGCATTATGGAAGGCAAAGAGTGGATTTGGGACAACGGTCTTGTAAAAGAAGTTGAAATCAATGAAATGAAAAAAGCCATTGAGAAAGCAAAGCGCAAACAGCTTGAAGAGATTCAACTACGTCAGTTTGAAAGCTTCCTTTCAAAACTGTAATTTTATAAATAAACTTATCCAAATAGGAGACAACAATGACAGTTCGCACATTAGCAGAAGCTGCCGCTGAAGTACTGAATAAAACACGCGCAACAGCACCAGCAGAACATATGCACAAAAGCATTGAAAAATATGCCAACCAACCAGCTGCCCACATGGTAGATCTTGGTGGCGCAACTCACGAAAATCCACAAGGCACACACGTAGGTGTGGCTGCTTCCCATGAACATGGTCAAGCAGAATATCCTGGAGTAAAGCCAGATTCAAGCATGCACGAGCCAATGAAACATCTTAAGCCACAAGCTCAAGATACAGAAGCTCATCCAGCTTATCACTCACCAGAAGAAGAAAATGGTGAACACGTAGATACAGCAGGTCACGAATATACTTATCCTACAATCAAAGCTCCTGGTCCAAAATTAGATGAAAAGAAACATCATGACCATGAGGAAGAAGAAGAGGAAGAAGAGGAAGAAGAAGAAGCTCATCACATGAGCGAAGAAGAAATTGCTGAAGCTAAGAAAGCTAAACATGAAATGTGGAAAAAACACATGAAAGAAAAAATGCATCATATGCATAAAGAAGACATGGAAGCTTTATTCAGTGGTGAAAATCTTTCTGAAGAATTCCAAGCTAAAGCCGCTGCTATTTTCGAAAGCGCTGTAATTGCTCGCGCTGTAGAAGTAACAGAAAGCTTAGAAGCTGCAATTCTAGCATCTGCTGAAGAATCTGTTGAAGAAATCAAAGCAGAATTAGAAGAACAAGTTGATGCATACTTAAACTATATGGTTGAAGAATGGGTTAACGAAAATGCAGTTGCTATTGAATCAGGATTGAAGTCAGAAATTGTTGAAGACTTCATGGCTGGTTTAAAGAACTTATTCGTTGAACATTACATCGACGTTCCAGAAGAAAAAGTTGACGTTCTTGAAGCTATTGCTGAAGAAAACGCAGAACTTGAAGCTAAGTTAAATGAAGCTCTAAACAAGAACATTGAACTTGCTCAAGCTATCGTTGAATCAAGAAAGTCAGAACTTGTAACATCAGTTTGCGAAGGTCTCACCGCCACACAAGCTGAAAAAGTAAAAGCACTCGCAGAGGGTGTAGAGTTCACCACAGAGGGTGAATATGTAAAGAAACTTAGCATCATTCGCGAGAGTTATGTTAAGAGCGAACCAACAAAGGTGAAAACAGCAACGAAGCAAATTCAGTTAGCTGAAGCTTCAGAGCCAGTTGTTGCAGAAGACTTAGCGCCATCTATGGCTGCTTATGTTAATGCAATTTCTCGCACAAAACCAATGTAATTGAACTCTACAACAAAGGAAATTAAAGAAAATGTATTTATCAGAATCAATTCAAAATAAGTGGGCACCAGTATTGGACCACGCTGATATGCCATCTATCAAAGATCCATATCGTCGTGCCGTTACTGCTGTCATCCTAGAAAACCAAGAAAAGGCACTAAAGGAAGAAGCTGGTATTCTTAACGAAACAATTCCACCAAACTCAGCTGGTACAGGCGGTTATGGTGGCGGTGCATATGCTGGTGGTCCAGTAGCTGGTTTCGACCCAATCCTAATCAGCTTGGTTCGTCGTTCACTACCAAACCTAATGGCTTATGATGTTTGCGGCGTTCAGCCAATGACAGGTCCAACAGGTTTGATCTTCGCAATGCGTTCAGTTTATGCTGGTGCAAACTCAAGCTTGAACGTATATACCGAAGCTCTATTTAACGAAGCTAACACTGCATATTCAGGTACTGGTACTTTCACAGCATTCAGTGCTGCTGCAAATGCTAACTTGTCTATCTCTGGTGGTCAGTCAAACAGCTCAATCTTTGGTCTAGCTAACACTGGTTACGGTTTCACCAATGCTCAAGGTGAAGATCTTGGCGGTGCATATACTATGAACCAAATGGGCTTCTCAATCGAAAAAGTAACTGTTACAGCTAACACACGTGGCTTACAAGCAGCTTACACCATCGAATTGGCACAAGACCTTAAAGCAGTTCATGGTCTAGACGCAGAAACTGAATTGGCAAATATTTTGTCAACAGAAATTCTTGCTGAAATCAACCGTGAAGTTGTTCGTACAATCTACGCAACAGCTGTTCCAGGTGCACAATACTCTAACGTTCCAGGTCTATTCAACTTAGCAGTAACTGGTGGCGATACAGCAGGTCGTTGGCAAGTTGAGACATATAAGTCTCTAATTTTCCAAATCGAACGCGAAGCTAACAAAATTGCTAAAGATACCCGTAGAGGAAAGGGCAACATGATCATCTGTTCAACAGATGTGGCATCAGCATTAGCAATGTCAGGTCTTCTAGACTATCAATCAGCTCTAACCAACAACACCAACCTAACCGTTGACGATACAGGCAATACATTTGCTGGTACTCTATTCGGTCGCGTAAAAGTATATGTTGATCCATATTCTGTCGCTGGTGCTGACTACGTTGTAACTGGATACAAGGGTAATGTAGCATATGACGCTGGTCTATTCTATTGCCCATACGTTCCTCTACAAATGGTACGTGCTATCGATCCTAACACTTATCAACCAAAAATTGGTTTCAAGACACGTTATGGTATCGTAGCAAACCCATTCGCACAAGGTACAACTCAAGGTCTTGGCGCATTAACCAACAACACTAACGTTTACTACCGTAAATTTATTGTTGCCAATTTGAAATAGTTGTTAATATAACGATAAATCTCCGATACAGGAGATAAATAGAGAGTAGAGAAATCTACTCTCCTTTAAAGAGGATAGAGGAATCTACCCTCTTTTTTTATGGCAAATATAAATGCACAAGATATATTTAATTACTAATAATATTACCAATAAACATTATGTTGGATATACTTCTAACGACGTAGAAGAACGTTTAATCGGTCATCTAAGCGCAGCAAGAACAGGATCTAATTATCTAATACATCAATCTATTAGGAAATATGGTTGGGAAAACTTTTCAATCAAAACTCTTTATGAATCTTGGGACGGAGAACATACTTTAAAAGAAATGGAACCTTATTTCGTAAAGGAATATGAATCGTTCGGTTCAGGTTATAATATGACTCTAGGCGGAGAAGGAACTGGTCCTTGTTCTCCCGAAACAGCAAAGAAAATCAGTTTAGCTAAAAAAGGTGAGAAAAGAACATTAACGCAAAATCTAGCAAATGCTGAACGCGGTAGACAATATATCTGGGTCACAGATGGCGCTACAAATATTCGCATCCATAAAGATTTTTTAATACCAGAAGGTTTTCATAGAGGAAGAACTCAATCAGGACATAAAAGAATTAATGGTACAAAAAGACCTAAGTTTGTTAATGGTTATAAAAAATCAACTAAGTTAAGAAAACCAAAAACTCAAGAACATAAAAATAAAATAAAACTATCTCAAATTAATGGTGGACATGCAAAAAATAGAATATGGGTTAATAATGGAACCCTAAATAAAAGAATAAGGATAGATGATGAAATTCCTTCAGGATTTATTAAAGGTCGTAAATAACACATGGCAATCGGCTCAGCTCCATCAAATCAAAATCCAGCACAAAGTACAAAGTTTCAATTACACTTTGACCGTTTACCAGATATGACATTTTTCTGTCATGGTGTAAACATTCCAGGATTTCATATTGATATGGTTCCACAACCAACAGCATTTGTTGAACTATTCACTCCAGGCGACCGTTTACATTATGAGACATTAGATATTAAATTCATTATAGATGAAGATTACAGATCATGGCAAGGTGTGCATGATTGGATTCGCGGAATGTCATTCCCTCATGATTTTGAAGAATATGTGAATTTAAGATTACAAAATCGCGCATTGCCTCCAGGGACAACTTCACTTCCTCCACAGTACAGTGACGCTTATTTGTCAATCTATACAAATAAAAACAACGAAAACTTTAAAATTAAATTCATAGATTGTTTCCCTGTCAGTTTATCGGGAATTGATTTAGATGTTGAAAAAGATGCCGATACAATTATCTACGGCGAAGCATCATTTAAATTTAGCTATTTCAACATAATTAGAGTATAATAGTAATTATTTGTTTTTATTGTGAGTGATTATGAAACCGATGGCGCTTGAAGATCTCATTGAGATGTGGGAAAAAGACTCTAAGATCGATGAAACCGATCCAGGAAAAGAGTTATTGAGAACTCCTATTCTTCATTCTAAGTATGTTAAACAACATATGGCAAATTCACTTGCTGCTAAACAGTGTTCATTTGAATATGCTAGAATGAAAAAGATTAAATGGGAATATTATAACGGTCGTCTTGATGAAGATGAACTTAAGAAATACGGCTGGGAACCATTTAGATTTACACTAAAGTCTGATCTTAACACTTATCTTGAATCCGACGGTGATCTTTCAAAGATTGCAGCAAGAAAAGTTTTATTCGAGCAAGGTGTAACTGCTTGTGAGATGATTATTAAAGAAATTAATGCTAGAACTTATCAGTTAAGAGCATTTATAGAATTTGAGAGATTTGTACATGGACAAAGTTAACGCTGTTATAGTTAGTAAACTAGATGAAGTATATGTAGAAGTTGAATGCGAACAAAGTATTTCAGCCGAGCTTTCGGATTTCTTTTCTTTCTATTCCAAAAACTATCAATTTAGTCCTCTCTACAAAAAGAGAATTTGGGACGGTAAGATATATCTCTATTCTAAAAAGACTAACAAACTTTATGGTGGTCTAGTAAAATATCTTAGAGACTTCTGTAAAGAGCGCAATTATAATTATCTTATAGCGCCTGACGTACAATCGTTTAATCAATTTAAATTAGAAGAAGCAAAACAATTTGCCGAATCATTACAGCTCCATTCTAACGGCAAACCAATCACACCTCACGACTATCAGCTTAATGCTTTGCTTAAAACAATAAGATTCCGCAAAGTATTGTTGTTATCTCCAACAGCATCAGGTAAGTCTCTTATGATTTACATGATCCATCGTTATTTGTTTAGCAATGGAATCAAAAGAGGTTTGTTAGTTGTTCCAACTGTTTCTCTTGTTGAACAGATGTACAATGATTTTAAAGATTACTCATCAGCTAATGGATGGGACGTTGACAATCACGTTCAAAAAATCTATCAAGGTCAAGATAAAAGAATCACTAAGAACTTGACAATTTCAACTTGGCAATCTATTCACGAATATCCTAAAAGCTTTTTTGAGCAGTTTGAATTTATAATCGGTGACGAGGCTCACGGTTA